GCTTGACCACGACTTGTACAAGCAAATGCTTTTACGTCTTTTTTCACTATTCCAATCTTAGATTGTAATGATGTATCTTCTACAATTTCAAAATCTATCTCTCTGCTATCCATATTGAAATAGCTTACGCTAACAACAGAATGTCTTTGTTTTAAGCTTGAGCCTGTGTAATTAAATCCTTCTGAGGTGACATTTGCCAAGCTAAATAAATAACTAGAATCGGTTGGCCTATCTTGTGTAATTGTTATAGAACCAGCAGACCATATAGCAATACACCTCATAACAGTTGCCAAGTCTTTTATTAAATCAAATGCTTCTTTAGATGACTGAATATTTACATTGCAACTAAATCTTGCCTCCTGACCACCTTGACCATCAGATACTAATTCATTTGCATATTTACTTGCTGCAACAAAACTAAATAAATCTAAATTACTGTCTGTAATATGAGTTCCAAATCCATACCTCTCAGTCGTTAACAAGTCCAGAAGCACCATCGCAGGGCAACTACACCATTGGGCTGCTCCCATAGTTCCGTTGAATATGTAGCCATTAGGGTAATTTATTCTTCCAGTTTGCAAGTCTACATGAGGAGTTATTTTAAAAGTACAAGTAGACGTTGTAACTGTTTGAGATGTTCCAGAAGTAAATGTAAAAGAATAAGCGTTAGGTACAGAAGTTATTTTATATGTCCCATCTACTCCATTCCCAGATGTCGCATCAAATATTATTGAATCTCCTACAGCTAAACCATGATTATTACTAACAATACTTACAGTTGTAGCCGATTGAGTATATTGCGCTCCTGTAGAGTTACTATTTGCAGCAGGGATTCTTACCTTTACACCACGAATACGAAAAGCACGTTTAGGGATAGAACTAAACTGTTCAGAATCTATCCTTAAATTAGTGTATGCACTATTTGGGTATGAAGATGGATTGTCAACTATTTCTCCAAAACTTGTCCAAGTAAAAGCATCTATCAGTTGTGATGTTGTACTATCTGCTGTAACTCTTACAACTCTTATATCAACAGGAAATGCTCCTGTTATATTTACTCTATATTCTTTTTGATAAGCATCAGCAGTTCTACCAGTAATAGTATCTGAAATAACATCTGAATAACCACCGCTATTATATTGAACCTGTATTTTTAAAGAAACAGAAGATCCAAGCAAATCTCCATCATCAGTTGCCTTCTGTAATTGAGGAAATGTAATTGTAACTTTTATAGCATCAACATTTGTATTCGTAATTTGCCTTGTTACAGCAGATGATGATGATACTGTTACTCCTACTGCTGTTGTTGATTCGCTACTAACTATACCGGGGATAAATGTTTGGTTAGGTGTACCAAACCTAGGAGTAAAACTTACATTTTGAAAATTAAAATCCGAATCGGCTGGACTAGCAGAATTAGCTGTAGATTTAAGTATTGGAGTTTCGTTTAAAAATATATCTTTTAATGCTGCATTATTATATGCAGTTGTCCCTTTTGTTCTACCTTCTTTTGAGGCCGTAGCAAAGCCTTCAATTTCACCTTCTGATATAAGATCTTGTATAGTCGCAAACTGTCTACTATTTAATGTGTCAGGCGCACGATACGGAGTAGGAGGAGAAGGTGGCGCACCACCAGAACCTTTAATAATTTTCTTATCTGTCATGCAAACACCTGATTAGTATCAATACCAGCCGAGATGACTACAGATCCAGTTATAACCTCTCCATAAACTATAGGATGGGCAGTTCCGGCTCGATTTGTATTTTGCACCCCAGAAAAACCAAAAGATATTCTTGGATCATCTTCTGGCATTTCTGGTTTTGGCATTGGAAATAAGATTTCTGAAACACCATTTAAAACCATAGCAGCACCTATAGCACTAACAGCAGTTCCTATTTTTGTTAACGTCAGAGCAGTCCCAGCAGTCCCAGCACCAGCCCCAAAAATACTTGTAGTAGCAAACAACCCAGCACCCGGAAACAAAAAACTAGCTCCAATTAATGCTGCTCCTATTAAAATTCTAGAAGTTGGACTACCTCCAGCACCACTTATAACAGGCACAATATGTATGTCATCTTGTCCAATAGGATTATGTAATTCCTCTTTATCTACATCTTCCTTGCCTACTAATACCTGATAATATCTATTTGCCATATATGCTTCTAGCTTTGGAAAATTAGTAACAAGAAATCTTATTGCTTCTGCTGGATTTTTTACGACAGCTTCTAATTCTTTATAACCTACAAACTCTGCAAGTTCTCCATACATTTTAACTTTCCGAAGCATAACGATACCTCTTTCCAGTACATTTTACAAGATAGTCTATCGGCTAAATGATGTAAAACCATATCACCTAAAAAAATAGCTACATGATTTAAAGTTGGATGCAATATTGACATCAATAATACATCTCCTTTTTTTAAAGCTTCATCATTAGCAAGTTCTCTAAATCCTGTGTTTTTTGCATATTTTTCAAATAACGGATTTTCTAAAAATTCTTCTGGAGTCATAGATCTCTCATAATCAACTAACTCTATATTTTTTTCTTCCTTATACCAATCACGAACTAAAGACCAACAATCTGTAATACCCCATACCCAAGGTCTTCCACATAATTCTGGTTTATATCCCTCTGGTTTTAAATCAGCCCATTGTTCTGTCTTAGGATTAACTATATACCAAGGCAAATTACTATGTTCACAACTTATTCGATCAGCCTGACTTGGAGTTGGCGGTGTTATTGGATGACTATGTACAATCGCAATTATTTCCCCTAAATTGTCAGCTTTTACATAATCTATTGGATCAATAATAAAACATTGATGCTGAGTCATTGAGAGGTTATTACAAGGATAATATTTTTCTTTTCCTTTTATATTTAACAACAAACCACAAGATTCTTTAGGGTCTTGGTCTTTTGCATGAAGCAATGCAGTTTCTTTCCAGTTCATGATCCAAACGTACCAATAGAAGGGAATAGACTTCTGGTGCATTGACGTTTTGGCGATCTTATTCCAGCCAAATCAAAAACTGCTGCGAGTTCCCATGAAACAACTTCTCTATTCTCTGATTTTTTACGATCTATATAGTAAATTTCTTGTGGAAATTCTGCTGTAGAGTCTGGAGTGCCAAAAGGATTTGTAGCACCAGAAAAATTTGCTGCATCTAAAAATCTTGCCATTGTTCTTATCCTTACAACCTTTGCACCTGTAAGATCATTACCAGCAGTAGTTTGATTTACTGTTAATAATATTGCCGATATAGAAGGAGATCCCATATTACTTACAGTTAAAGTAGGGCGAGGTAACTGTCCACGTTGATAAGCAAAACCTGTAGCCTCAACAGGAAATCTTAAATATTCATTACCAGCCCAAACAATTTTTCCATTTGCATTAAGATTTGTACCAGCATGAAATCTATAAACAGTAGCAGCACCATGCAAAGCACTATCTAGCGTCAGCGTAAACAATTCAATAATTGCTGAAGGATTTACTTTTTGTATATCACTAAAAACAGGATCAGTACTCATGCTGGCTCAAATACTTCTCTAAATGTTGCATCAATATTTGCAAGGGTAGGTAGATTAATAGTCTTTGTCCATTTATCGCAAACAAACTTACTTGTTCCTGTTTTGGTAATTGATACGTTACCACTTGTAGTCGCACCACTAGCTGCTGTAACAACAAAAACATTTGCATTTGTTACTGAGGAAACTATATATGTACCATCAGCAGAAGAACCAGAGGTGAAGTCTATAACAATAGAATCCCCTGCAAATAATCTATGATTTGTAATTGTAATAGTTATTGTTGTGCTACTTTGTGCATAAGTTCCTGTTTTTGTAAAAGATTCTCTAGGTGGTGCATAATCAAAACTAGCCTTATCAAAAGCTCTTTCTTGTAAAAAATAATCAATAGTATCAGCTTCTTCCTCAGTAATATTTTCCCACCTTAAAGCATATTGTCTTGGGTTTTGATGATTTGGTATGCCAAACATTAAGCGATGCTCATATCCATCAGCAAAACGCACAACTCTACTTAATGGTGCTTGATCTTTTTTAACACTAAAACTAGGTTCGATAGATGGGAAAGTAGCCATTAACTTAATAAACCTCCCGGTCTTTGTTGTGCTATAAGTTCTGATTGTATAGCAGCAGCTAAAGCCCTGCCAAACTGTTCCCCTTGAGCAGAGTCACCTTGCACAGAACTACCAGAAGCATCTACATTTACAACAATATTACCAACTCCTCCAGAAGCTTCAACTCCAAGTCTTCCTCCTCTACCTCTCTTTAATGGCATGATCGCTTCCGGCCCTGCTTCTCCAGCTAACGCTGCTCCATTGGCAAGAGGCATAAGTGTTGGGCGGTTTATTATACCTCCCATCTTATAGGGAACAATTTTGTTTTTAGCAAAGACATTACCTTTTGCGCTAGGTGTAATACCAAAAGCTCCTAATAGAGGAACAGTTATAGCTTGTCTGACAAGTATCCTTGTTATATCAGCGATAATTGAATTTGCTAAATCCTTAAAATTTAACTTACCTGTCATAACAAATTTAACCATTGCATCTTCCATTCCTTTAAAAGCATTTACAAATGCTTGCTCTACTTGCTCGGTTATTTTAAATGCACTATCAGCAAATGACTGTAATGGTGATTTTTTATCATCTCCTAAACCACCAGCTAATTTGGAATCTTTTTTCTCACCATCTTCTCCTTGCTCACCTCTTAACTCTGCTAATAATGCACGAAGTTCTTTAAGTTGTTTATTTACACTTACATTAGATCTTCTATTACTTGGTCTATCTAAGATTTTTTCTAGTCTTTCTATTTCTCTTTCAGTTTTTTTAATAGCATTACCTAAACCAATCCCCATAAATTCATTAAACTTTTCAATAGCATCTGTGATAAATCTAATTATTTTCTCAAATACACGTTGAAACTCTGCTCCAATAGGCTGCAATATTTGACCAACAGCATTTTTAAGACGATCCATTGTTGTCTGAAATCTTTGCCCTGCATCAGCAGATGA